AGCGTTCCAGTTCCATGCAACATAAGTGTTTCCACTTTCATTAGTAGTGCCAGCATCTACAACAGTAAATCCATCAGAGTTAAAGGCATTTATTGAACCAGAAACTGTAGATTCAGCATCATTAGTATTGGATGCCAGACGTTTTGTGGCTCCTCTAACAGCATCTTGTAATTCATGGTTTTCTGTATTACTACGTTTTTTAATCCATACCCAATCAGGTTGATACTCTAGACCTGTAATATTTTGTGAACTGCCTGTACCAGAATAAAGCAAAGTATCAAAATGTTTATTAGGTAGCAGTATTGTTGGGTCGGGTAAGTTTGCTGAACATTCTGCTAAATAACCTGATGGTACAGCATAAGTAAAGTTTCCATGCCCATTAGCATCTGAATTACTGCCTATTCCAATACCACCAAAATTTGCTGCCCATTTACCACTACTTGCATATAATGAGACATTAAATTGATATGCCTTATTATCATTAGCCGTTATGGCATAACCAGTGCCACTATTTTGTATAGTGCCATTTTTATAAAAATAAACCAATAAATTATCTACATCTAAAGCCATGCCAATAATATCTCCAGCAGCATAAGAAAATCCACCAGTAATGCTACTACCATCTTTGTAGGCAGTTCCAGCACTATTTACGGCAGTACCAATATAACCAATCCAAGTATTCGATTCACCGCTCCCAGGTTCTGTTACATTATTTGGAGCTACACCAATATAAGGATAAGAACCACTTGCAGATGAATAACTATCTAATCTAAATTCTGCATACCACTTACCAGAATCATGCGCAAAAGTTGAACCTGTACGTTTTTGTCCAGTAGAGGATGCGGCAAACTCTAAAGCACCATTTGTGTAAGCTGAACTTGAAGCTACTTTTAATAATGGGTTAAAAGTAGCGAAATTATTTGTAGGAGTATCTTTCATGGAATCATTACCAAGACCAGCGCTTACAGAAAAATTAGTTGGTGTAAAATTGTTAGAGTTACCAGAAGAATCTTTGCCAAGTGTAGTTGCAGTCGTTGCAGAATTATCAGCAAGCTTTAGATGAAATCCATTTGTTCCAAAAGTTAAACCAGAAGGGTCTTTTGGTATTAACTGTCCAGTTATTGCATCTGTTTCTGTAAATGAAGATGGATCTAAAGCCTGACCATCAATAGTTATTACTTCTGCAATAGAACCATCATAGCCATAATAATAACCATAATCACCACCATAATCACCTATCCTGTAATTGCCATAAGCCCATATATCATCGTAATCTTGGCTTGGATAACTAGCCGAACTAAAACTTGTTTCTTGTACTCCGTTAAAATATATTTTTACCCTATCACTTGCAGTTGATTGTGTTGTATCTAAAGACATACAAAAATGCATCCATGCGCTGGGATCTCTAAATACTCTATTTGTATCTAATGACCAAACAGTAGAATTACTGATTTGTGTAGCTACTTTGAAAGTATCATCTGAATTTAAATAGATTCTTGTTCCATTAGTAGACCCTCCTGTTCCAGATGCTCCGCTTACTATAACCCCTTGTCCATAACTTAACTTGGATTTTTTAAACCAAAAAGATAAAGTTGTTTTTTTTCGATTTGTAGGTGAGGTTGATAAGGCTTTTGTTAATATTGTTTGATCTGTTGTATTGAACCTTAAACTACGATCAACTGTGTAATCAGCAACAGTTCCAGATGAGCCTATTCTAATTGGATCAAAAAATGGCATTACTTAACGTCTAAAGAAACTGCACAATGAATTACGTTACTTGAGACAATCACATAATCTATTCGATCAACTGCGGCGGCTGTTGTTGTCAATGTTGGTGCTGTACCGCCTACAAATTTAAAAGCTGAGTTGAAGGAAGCAGTACGACTTCCAGTCCCATCCTGGGTAATTATGAGGCTGCCCGCCTGACCAACAACTTGGTTTGAAGGTGCGGCAAATGTTCTATTACCACCGAGCGTTACTGAATGATGACAGGCAGTTGCCATGTCAATCGTTATTGTTGCCCCATCAGAAAGGGCTGTGACGTTAGCTGCGGCTCCTCCTGTAAGACTCACACCTCCACTAGCCGTTTCAAATTTCTTTGTTGCATTATGATATAGCTCATTTGCTCCACCATTAATAAATTGCGCCAAAATATTAGAACCACCATTATCCCTGATGATTACATCATCTTCAGCCTCAAGAATAAGGTCATCACCATTACTGGTAATTTTTAAATCGTTTGTTGCACTTGTTATTGTGCTATCAGTTGCGTCATGCGTGATGGTTAAATCTGAACCAGCTCCAAAAACTAAACTAGCATTATCTGCAAACTCCAGGGCATTATCAGATCTGTCAAAAACGATATCTCTTCCAGCAGTAGCCCCATCAAAAGTTACATCGTCTTGGAATATATTTGTTGAAGTAAAAGTATTAGCCGCAGACAATCCCGCATGACCGAAGTTTGTGGCTGATACATCACCTAAAGAAACAAACGCATTGTTGGCGGCATTTCTAATTTTTAAGGTATTGCCATCAATATGTGGAACATAAGCTGCAACACCGATTGAAGGATCACCAGAGCCTTGGTTTAATGTAGATAAAGCTGCGACTATTTGGTTAAGCTTCGTTCTCACAACAAGACCAGTACCATTATCAACGGTGAAACCAGAGCCGCCTGTATTATCTACTCTTGACATAGCAAACCAACTTTTTTTCTAAGTATATCCTAAATTTTACCCTTTACCAAAACCAATAGCAGTAAAGTTAAAGTTTCTATCTACAGAACTGCCAGAACTGTCTTTGAAGTGTACTGTGAATCCGCTACCAGTGATACTGGAAAGCTCGAAGAAGTCACCAGAAGCCATATTTAAAGCAGTGATTCCAATAGCTGGCGGGTTAGAGTTTGCACCTAATAACGCACTAGTACCTGTGAAAAACGGTGAATTAAAGGTTATTGACTTCGCCCCAGCCCCAGATGCAATAGCTGTTGTGCTTTGTTCTGTTCTTCTTTGAAATTCTGCAATATATCCAAGCTGACTGACTCTAATATCTTGGTTTGTGTCTTTAGTTGTTAACACACATTTAAATTTAAATGCTCTACCTTTAAAAGTACCGTTGGCAAATTTCTGGAAACCTGAGTAGCTACTTGCATCTTGAGAAGTTTGCACAAAAACTTCTGCATTAGTATCAACTGAAGCTGTTCCATCAAAATCCTGTCTTGCATCAATATCTGATACTGAATCTATTAAATCATTAGAATAAACAGAGTCTGTTTGTATTATTTTTCTCAAATCAAGACTATAAACAGCACCTAAATCTAAAGTTTCATTAAATAAATATGTTCCAGTTGATGCTACTCCACCAATATCATCAATAGAAGTTTCACTGTCAATGTCTGTACTGCTGTCGAAATTCCCTGTACCAGCCAAACTTATTGAAGCTGTGCCAGAATCAAAACCAACATTAGTTTTTGCGCCCTGAAATTTAGGGCTATCTTGCTCTTCTCTTCTTTCCTGTACAAGTAGTTTAGGTTGTGCTTCTGGTAAATCTATTACAATAGATGTTTCTCCTGTACTGAAGCGGTCTCCATCATCTTGCGCTTTAAGAATATACTCTCCCTCAAGTAAAGGAACAACTTTTTCTGTTGATGCTCCACTCAAAGCCAAGACTAAATCTGTTGCATCCTGGAAAGTACCACTCCCGTCCGTTTTTGGTGTATGCCTAATGTGGATTCTGCCTCCCGCGCGCACATCAGCGTCTGTAACAGCATCCCATCTTAATCTGATTTCTTTATCAGATATTGGTTCATAAGTAAGATTTGTTATGTTTGATGGTGGAGCAGTTTTACCAACAGCATTAAATGTTAATGTTGCTGCATTTCTACTGGGTTCTCCTAAACCATTAAAGCTAAATAGTCTAAATTCATAAGTACCAGCTTCATTGTTTAAAATTTCTGCATAACTTGAGACTGTTTCTATTTTTGTGAAACTTCCATTGTTTACTTTGTAATGTAATTCATACTTATTCGCATTGCTTTGTGTTTGCCAATCTACAAGTATTTTTGAAACGGCTTTATTGTTTATCAGTACTATTTGCTCTGTTGCCTGTAAACCAATAGGAGGATTTAATACTACTGAAAGCGCAGTTGTATTCCTTGTAGGCAATGCAGTCCCATCTTCCACAAAAGCATATTTACCTTCATTATGTGCTAAAGCACTAATTGTATATGTCATATCATCATTCTCAGAAACTGAAATAACTTTCCATGTTGCAGTTTGGAATGAAGAAGTCTCTAATACATATGGAGCATTAGGGTTAGGTGCTGCTGAAAAGGCAGAAGATACAGTAATTGTGCCAGAACTGATATTGCTGATTGTTTTAGTTTCAAATGATCCATCAGGAAGCATTATAGATATTGTTGGGCTTTCAGATATATCTGGAATTGTGGTTGAATCTGTATCATCTAAAACAACAACAGTTGTACTAGTAACGCTTTTTAATAAACCTCCTCTTCTTTGCCCTGACTTTAAACTATCGCTAACTTCAATAATATCTGCTGGTCTTACTAGCATCCCTGCCGCCGCCGTGGTTGAAAAGGTGCAAGTCTCTCCAGCATTTTGTTCATTATATAAGAACCACTTTCCCAATCTTGAAGCCTGACCCCTTGATGTTGTAGCAAATGCTTTAATATTTTTAATTACAACGCCATATTTTGATTGTGTTGTAGCATCAGCTTCAACAGTTTCAACATCTAATTCTTGCGTGATCATATCCAGGTAACTAACATTAATAACTGTATGTCTTGCTTTTAAACTCGAACCGTTATAAATAAATCCAGCATCAGTAACATTTGCATTATTAAATAGATATTTTGTTGTTTTACCTGCTGCATCTTGTGATATTGCAATACCGCCTGCACTATAAAAAGGCATCACTCTCATAACACTACAAAGAGCATTAATAATGTTAAATGCGTCATTTTGTTGAGTAATACTAACATTACAGGTAAATCTTGGTTCCGTAGAGCCTGTACCAGATCCATCATCTACCATGCCTCCGCAATATTCACTCACGGTTTTAAAAGTATATTTATCAAGTCTCGCTTCTGGTATAGAACACCCAAAGCGTGTATTTGTCAAAATATCATACAAAATCCATGCTGGATCAGCACACCATTCTTTATCAGCTTTAAATGTTCCGTTCCATGTACCTGCATAAGTTAAAGATCCAAATGTAGAATTTACTGTTGCGTTGCTTGGTATTTTTACCTTTATTCCTCTTATTTTATATACACGCTTAGGGATTCTTGGGTGGGTTTCGGCACTAAATCTTAAAGCAGCATGAGCCGTATTTGGATAAGCATTCTGCTTCATTATTATTTCAGTAATTGAACTAAACCTAAAAGCATCTATTACTTTTGAATCCGTGCTATCTGCTGAAACTCTTTCCACTCTTACCTGTACAGGGAATGAAGTGGTTGACTTGAAATTAATTAAATAATCTCTAAAATATGCATTTGTTGATCTTCCACTAACTTGATCATCAATAACAGTTGTTGTAGTGCCATTGTTTTCTATTGTTTTTATTCTTAGTTGAACAGTACGACCATCTATTCCACCATCATCACGGAAACTTTGTATAGATGGAAACCCAATAGTTACTCTAACTGCATTAATAGTATTTTGAGTTACAGTATGTGTTCTTGGAAGACTTGTTGTGACTGTTTCACCTATTATTGTCTCTGTTTCAATGTTTTTAATACCAGAAATAAAAGTTTGATTACTTGTACCGTCCCTAAATTCAACATCAACATCCTGGAAGTTGAAATCACTATCTTGAGGTGCGGTATTACTTGCTGAAGTTTGTAAAATTTGAGTTCCGTTTAAGTAGATATCCTTTTTAAAAGCATTTATATAGGCAGTAGAGGTCTTGTCTGTAATTCCAGCCTTTGATGCTGTTGCACTTCCCTCGATCTGGCCTTCTGAGAGGATCTCCACGATTGTATTAAATTGTTTTGAACTTAACGCACCACTCGGCAGGCTAGGGTTTGTTAATGTTGTACTTTGATTAAATTCTTTTATAGACATTAATTTGTACCTCTTACCTGTACTGTATCAAGACCATTTGACACGACAATAGAACCAACTAAAATTTCTCCATATGCCAAATTAACAGGAACACCACTATTCGTAACATTTGTCAGACCTGTAAAAGAATAATTTGAAGCTAAAGCTGATGGATCTAAACTGTCTTGTCTACTTTCTTGCTGACGTGTGTCTTCTTGTGGCGAAATCATTTGATTTATGCCCCTTTGTATCATTTCAATTGCAATGTAGGTAACAATATATTTGATAATTACATTTTTTATGTATTCTTTAGCCGCCCATTTTACAGCTAGTCCTACAACAGCCCAAAATATATTCCCATGAACTATGGGTATAATTTTTATTTCCTTATTTGTTTCTAATAACATTTCATTTTGACTTATCGTTTTGTCCCCAACTTTCACACAATATATTTGTTCTGACATATGTTTTTCTAAGCCTTTAAAATTACAATGTAAAAAGCTAAACGCTTCATTCGGTGTATTTATATCAGCTTCAAATTCTGATTGGCCGACATATTTTCTTAAAACTCCATAAACTTTAATTTTTGTCAGCATTTATTTCATCAGGTGTAATTACAATCATTTTATCCGAATTTGGACAAACGAGATAAAAAGGTGTTTCCATTGCTTTACAACTTGCTTTATCTGTTTCTGAAAATTTTAAAACGTCATCAGGATGGCTATGAACTATACCGACCACTTCTCCCATATCTTCTCCATCGGCATAATCTAAAGGAAAAATCACAAATGCTTCTGCTTTAAACTCATCAGCTACATTCCTACATTTATGATAAATAAAATCATCATTTATTTTTAAAAATAAACCGCAAGATTCCTCTGGATAACACTCTTGTGCGTGTTTAATAGCATCTTGTTTACATTTCTCATTCATAATTAGTTGACAAAAGTACCAACGCCCTCGAAATCTTTTCTTGTCACTTGTCTTTTAGGTAATCTTAAATTCTGTAAATCTAAAGCAGATACTAATTCAAAATGTACAACATCACGACTTTCCGTGTGTTTGCGGTCGATAAAATAAATTTCTTGAGGGAATTGATCATTACTTGGAGTCCCATAAGGATTAGAACCACCACTAAAATTAGCAGCATCTAGATTATCTGCTGTTGTTTTGATGCGTGTCACTTTGGCATCTAATAAATCATTATGAGCCGTAACTAAATTAACAGCTATTAATAAATCTGTGACTCTGATTGCAGTACCTAATCTCGTAATACCACCTAAATTGCTAATTAACAGTTGTGGTCTAGGTATTTGACCTTTACCAGCATATTCGAAACCTTTTGCTTCTATAGGCAGTCTTTCGTATGTGTTAGATTGCCAAACAATGTTTGCATAACTGTTGATTTTAGTTCCTGAATGAAATCTATAGATAGTGGGTACACTAGATGGATTACCTGTCGCATAATGCAAACCCTCTACAAGTTCAAGCTCAAAAAGTTCAATAATAGAACTTGGGTTAATTTTTTGTAATTCCGAATGAGGTATTGCCATTATGGTTCGAATACTTCCTCAAAAGTTAGATTCATATTAACTCTGTTATTAGATGGAATAGAACTTGATCTACTTGTACAAACAAAATTTCTTGCAGAAGATTCCCCTCCTATAGTGAACTGAAAATGATCTTGATCATCAAAACGTGCATTTAAAAAAGTATTAATTGTATCTGCATCTGTTTGAGAAATATTAAAGACAAGACTTACTTTGTGATATCTTTTGTTGGCATTTAGTCCCTGGACTAATCTCTGCTGGTAACCATCACCAAGCTTTACAACAATATTTTCTTGTTCTATAGTCTGTGTTTGTCCATAGGCTGGTTTAATTGAGGGAAAGGTTGCCATTATGCTAATAAACCTCCGCTTCTCTGTTCGTCAATAATAACTTCTTTTACAACATTAGCTATAGTTTGACCAAGTTGAGCAGCATTTGCATTATCACCTTGAACCGCAGTCCCCGATGCATTTACTGAAACATTAACTATATTTGTAATGCTATCGCCTCCTCCCAATTTGTTATTAGGGATTATAGTGCCAGCCCTCGAAGGAACAAATAGTTCTGGCCCACGTTCACCAACGAGAGAGGCTTTCCCCATTGGTGGATAACCTCCACCTGCAAACTTTGGTATGTTACCTCCGCCTAAAAAACTGAATTTACTAAAATTGCTTGACCCTAAACTAGCTCCTAAACCTATAGATCTACTTATACTGAGTCCACCTCCACCGCCACCGCCAAACATCCCGCTTAAAGTATTTCCAAAGAAATTACCAATCCCAGAGACAGTACGTTGCACAGCAAGTTCTATAAGTTGTCTCTTAAGATTATTTAATACACTGGTAGCAGCATCGGCTAAAGATTTTGTCCCCATCACAGCATCAGTTAAACTTGATACTATACCTTGCTCAATGCTTTGACCTATCTCCATAAATTTTTCATTTAAAAGATCTGCTTCACTGTTTACATTGAATAATGAATCAGCAAATTTATCCGTCCCGAAAGATAAACCATCAACTAAAAAGCTCGTTGTACTAAAATTCTCATTCAATAAATCTGAAAAAGTAATATTATTCTCAATTAGACTTGTTGCTTCCTTTGTTTTTTTATTTGTCTTATCAGTTTCTTCTGTTAAGTTTTTTTGACTCTTCAATATTGCCTTTACTTTATCTCTTATATCGTCCATTTGATTACCAGCCTCAATAAGTGGGCCAAGCAAACCTCTTTTATTTAAAACTGTTGCATTATCTGGGCCTTTTACCAATTTCATTACTTTTGAAATTCTGTCTAATTGTGCAAATAGTTTTGCCGCATCTTTTTCTGTTTTTACGAAAGTTGGGTCTAATAATTCAACTGCCTTTGTAATTTCTTCAACAGCTTCAGCTTGAAAACCAAAACGTGATTTAAAAGCAGCAGCACCAACGGCTCTGTTAGATGCACCAATATTGGCATCAGTCAAAAGTGAAAAAAGCTTATTAAATTCACTAGCAATAGCATTTAATTCATCAAGAATAAACTTTAAAGGTTCTTCAAAAATCATTCCTAAATTTTCTGCAAAGGTTTCAACATTATCGACAAAAGTACTAAATTTTCCAGCCAAAGTATCACTCTGTTTTGAAGCACCTTCAAAAAATTGCCCCCCCTTACTTGTTGCTTTTATTATTGCCTGTACAAATTTATCTGCCCCTATTTCTCCTTTACTCATAGCTTTAGCTAATGTTTCACCATTCATTCCTGTTATCTCTTCTAATTCTTTAGTTACGTTTATTCCTTTTTCCAAAAGCATAATATTTTCTTCTTGCATAAATTTATTCTTTGCTTGAACTTTTCCTATTGCTAACGCAACACCATCTATGTCGGCTCCAGCAGTACCAGCTATATCTGCAATTCTCTTAGTTATATCCACTACATTTTCAGTTTCAAACCCAAAGGCTTTCATTCGCTTTGTGACTTCTATTAATTGAGAAGATTTAAAAGGTGTTACAGCACCAAATTCTTTAATCTCTTGAACAATTTTTTGAGCTTTTTCAGCACTTCCAGTTAACACTTCTAAAGCTTTTGTTTGAGTTTCTAGTTGTGCTGTTTGAAATAATACAAATCTTGCAGCACCTATTACAGCTAATGCTTTAAGTAATGGAACTATTGATTTTGTCAAAGTACTAAAACCTGTTGCAGCTACTTTTGCAGACCTTCCAGTATCTTTTAAGGATCTACTTGACTTATCTAAACGACCTTTTAACTTATCTGTACTGCTGCTTAGTGCTTGGGTTTGTTTATGTACACGTTGTAGTGGAACAATAGCATTTTGTGCATCAACTATTAATTTGACTGTTGATTGTGCCACAAATACAAAATAACCTCTATTCTATATTACCTTGATTTGGTCTTTTGTCGTTGCATTTCTTTTTCATGTCTTTCATTCTTTAAATCATAATAAGCAGCCCAATAGATAAGCTCCTCTTCAGTTAAAAGAGTTCTGAGTTCAATTAAAGTTTTACTAAGTTCTGTTGCTAGGAAAAATTCAAAATTTAGCCAATTATCCCCATTTATTCTTTTTTTGCTGAATCAATATCAACCTGTATATCCATCATAAATAATTCAAGCTCATTTAATACCTTTTCAGGAAGTGATCTTTGTAATATAGGAGCATCTGACATATCAAAAGCTGGAGATCCATCTTCTTTCTGTGCCATCTTACAAAGTAACTGTGTTGAAATAACAAGACCCTCATCAGTTCCAGCTGACTGCTGTGCCTTTTGTCTGTCAAATCTTGTTATAGGTGGGAAGTAAATTGTACTTAAAACTTTACCAGAAGCATCTTTTAATTCATATTTACGTCTTGACGTCATCTCATCTTTATATGCACCGATAAGTAGATCTGCGGTTCTTTGATTTGTCATAAGTCGGGGTTGATAACTTTAATAATTAGATAGCTGAAGTAATAGTACCGCTTGGCTTGAATGTAATATTAATAGTACTTACATCACCCATTGCAGAACTTTGCTCAAAGCTTGTTATAAGGCCACTAAAGCTTATTTTTTTAGTTCCGCTTGCACTATCAGGGAAAAGTTCAAAAGCAGCAGTTCCAGCATCACCAGTAACTAAAGCTCCATCAACAAAAGTTGCAGTTTCACCAGAAGCGGCGGCATCATAAACTAATTCAGCAGACCCTTCACCTTCAATAAGTCCACCAACAAAAGATTTAAAAGTGTCCCCTTGAACAGTAGTTTCTTGGGTATCTTTGGTGATAGACATAGACCAGGATCTAGTACCAAGGACTGGGTTTACAGATGAACCACCGTCATCAAATTTAACTTGCCCCACATCGCCTTTAACAGCAGCCATAACAATTAAAAGAAAGATTTATAAATATATTAACCTTTTTCTGACTTTTTTACAGCCTTTTTATTTAATTCTTGTTTTTCCATGTATCTTCTACATTGATTATCCCAGTACTGGGGTTCTCTTCTACCTTTTACCGCTTCAATAACATCAAGCATTTCTTCTGTGATTTCCATTTAAAGATCCTCATAAATATTAAATGTAATTCTTATTTGTGTTTGAAACTTACCTTCTGGACTTGATGTAAGTATTTCAGGCCCAATCGGAGAATCAAAAATTACATTTGAAACTGTCACTCTATTGTATAAGTCTCTAATTCTTTTGCCAATGGTGTAATTAGATCCAGCCCCGATACCTTCTTCTGTAAATATATTTATTAAAACTAAACCAACAATATTATTAAAAGCATTAGATGTATCGCCTTGAGTAAGATACTCATTTGATCCAAAACTGGTAAGACACTGAACAAAAGTATCTTCTGTCGTGGAATCAAATGCCATGTTGTTAAATACAACAGGTATTGCAGGGCTTGATGCTAACTCTGTGGCTAACCTAGACTCAATTGTGGATCTGACGGTATTTAAATCTACAGCAGCCATGTTAAATGCCTCTTACTATCTTTTGATATTCTACTCTTGCATATTGTTCAAGTTCTTTTCCTATAAGTTCTGGAAAACCAGGAACAGTTTGTTGTCTTGTTCTATATGTACCACCCCAACTAGGAGGTAGGTTAACACCAAAACAAACAGGCTCTGAATAGGAGACATTATTAATAATTGTTCCTGTAAATGCTTGTTGTCTAATATCTGTTTGCCATGAATTACGAAGCCTCCCAGTATCAACTGGTGTCGCTTTCTTCACTCTTGCACTCCATTCTAGAGTAGTTGCTGCCACCAAATCCTCTACCGCTTCCCTCATCACATCATCTATTTGGTCTAACCTTATTTTTCTTGTCATTTTTACCTCAAGATAAGATCAAAACTTACAGCCGTATTATTTTGCTCGTTTGTCGTGACCTGAATAATTTTAAACTCAACA